TAATGAATATTTATGATGCTGAATCAGGGCAAAGTTTACTTTATAGTATGACTCTAGATTCGTGTGAGCCATACCTAATTGAAAAAAGCTGCCAGTCCCTCCAATACAACGGTAGATTCAACTCCAGTATTTGGATTTTTCACCTTTACTTTATGAGTTAACTTAGGCATAGTGGTAAAAAATCTTTCAATCATTTTAAATTGTTTACTGTTCAACTGTTCAATAAACTCTTGAAGTTCCTGTTTAGAGGAATCTTCTCCACTCCAACTCTCTTCCTCTGAATAAATTGTATCAATACATGAAACAATCATTTCAAGAGTTGTTTTAATGTCATCACCTTGAGTGCTAGTATCAAAGTTTGACTCTATGAAATTATCCATTGATGGATATTTCATTTTCATAGTTAGATTATCATCTATTTTAATTGTATCTTTATGGGTTCTATCTTTTTTAATTTTGATAGTATCAAGATCAATTGTTATTTGAACTGATGTCTTATTGTCATCGGGACAAGTTACATTCACATCAATTGTTTCTCCAACTGATTTAGATCTCACATTTAAGAATAAGTATTCAATGTCAAAGGTTGACATCTTTTCAATTTTGGTTCCCTTAGTAAGAACACAATTATTCAATATTTCAATGACTGCGTTTGTGATTTGTTTCACATCCTCAGATTCTAATGCCATGATTAGAATTTTTTCTTCCCTCACAAGGAATGGTCTATATCTGATTTTTCTTCCAGAAGAGGGTAACACCAACTCATAAGTTGGGGTATTAACTTTTGGTAAAGGCATAATGAATTATCAATTCAGTAAAATTATTTATAGGGGTTTCTAACCGTTTACTATATAGCGGTCAAAGTTGAAAGAAACATTGACCTTAAGAATATCAGCAGGTCCATATGCGACTGGCACAGCAGACATCGCTTTAGGAAATACGTTGACAAATCTGTATCTCATCGTCTTTTTAAAGTTTTTTTCAAACTTGTTTATATACATTGTATCACATTTATATGAATCTGGATACCTCATTCTCCTGAAGAAAGCACGATCATCCTGAAGTGTAGATCTATTTGCTCCACTTGAAATATATTCCATCCAACCCTCAAAGATTTTAAGTAAATTATAATCCTCGTCAACATAGAAAGAAAAATCAAGATCAGTATAAATTCGTGTGTGTGCAAACTGTTGAGGTACTCCCATGAAATTATCCCTCACCTCTGCTGTTGCATAAGCAGTTGTTGGTAAAGATGCCGAATCACAAAGTATACCAGCTCTTCTTGATAGGAAGTTTCTTATATCATCAACCTTTAAATAATCTCTCAAATACGACTCAACAGATGGTCGTAATGATGAAAAAGTTACTTGAAAGTGATTCGTCTGTGCTAACGGACCAATCAAATTCTTTGCAACCGAAAGGTTATATGGTTTTATTGTTGTCTCTGCCACTCTAAATAAGTATGATTGTTATTTCTATTTATGTCATATAAAGGAAAATATTATCCATCATACCCTAAAAAGTACAAAGGTGATCCTACAAACATCATTTATAGGTCTCTTTGGGAGAGAAAATTCATGGTTTATTGTGATCGAAATGAGAGGATACTTGAGTGGGGAAGTGAAGAAATCGCATTACCATATCGTTCTCCTGTCGATAATAAGGTTCATAGATACTTTCCTGACTTCTATATCAAGGTTCAAGAGAATACAGGTAAGATAAAAAGATACTTAATTGAAGTTAAACCACTTAAACAAACAACAAAACCAAAAAAACCGAAGAGACAGACAAAAAGTTATTTAAGAGAAGTATATGAATACGCTAAGAATCAAGCAAAGTGGAAAGCAGCAACAGAGTTCTGTGAAGATCGTTTATGGGAATTTAAAGTGATGACAGAAAAAGAACTAGGAATCAAATGAGTCGAATCGCACCACTGGTAGATGAACTAGCAGGTACAGAATCTGCTGATGATATCATGCAAGAAGTCTTAGGAGCATTGACAGAAGGATCCGCTCCTGAAACTGGAAACATCTACGTATTCGTATATAAACCTAAAACACCCAACATAAGATATGATGAACATCCACTTGTCGCAGTAACAAGTGTTTACTCTTGGGGATTCAAAGGAATCAACTTTCATTGGGGTCAATCTCGTCAATATACCTTCTCAGATGTAGTGGGTGGACTCTATCGTGCAACAAATGACGAACTTAGAGACCTAAATACTTTACCATTTGCAAAATTTCGTATAAATAACTAAAAAGAGATATGTCTGGTTCCGAAAAAGTCGATAATACTCCCTATGGTGATATTAATATTGAAGATATAGAGAAATATTCTAATCCTGCTACCGATTTCTCTAGTTTTAATTCTAACACTTTTGCAAGCGAAGAAACAACCGAGAAAGGAACAGAGAAAAAGAGTGCATTTAAACCAATAACAACAAAAACATATGGTAGATATTCAAGAAAAAGAAGAGGAGGTGTATTAAGATATCCTCTTGAGTTAATGACAGATCATACAGATTATTTACAAATAGACATTCAAAAATACGTACCCCTTAATAATTATGTGTCTAGACCTGGTGATTCAAGAAGATATGTTACTGGAAACAATTTTTCAGATCGTGCTGGAAGAAGAACTGCACCAAATTTATCAACAAAACCTTTGATTAATGATGGTACGATTTTATTACCAATACCATCTGAAATAAAAGATGTTAATACAGTTAATGTTGGTACATCAGAATTGAATGGACTCGCAGGAGCAGGTGCTCAATTAATTGAAGGTGGTTCAGATGCCCTTGCTGGATCAGATTTATTATCAAGAGAAGGTCGTGAAAATTTAGTTAATGAGATAAAAAAAGAATTTGGTACATTTAAAAATGATGTTACAGGTGGTGTTGGTTCAATCGAAGCAGCAACAAACTTTTTAAACAAACAATTCGCATCACAAATTCTTGGAGTTTTTGGTGCTAATGTTTCTGCAAACGATTTACTTGCAAGAAGTAACGGAGAAATAATCAATCCAAATATGGAACTTTTATTTAATGGTCCTGCAATACGTAATTTTAGATTTAATTTTAAGATGACACCTCGTAATGAAAAAGAGGCAGAGCAAATCAAATTAATTATTCGTGCATTTAAAAGAAACATGGCTCCACAAGCAAATGGTGGAACAGTTAATTCTGGTAGTTTCTTTCTTAAAACACCAAACGTATTTGAACTTAGATATCGAACAGGAAGAAATAATCATCCATTTTTAAATCGTTTTAAGCAATGTTTTTTATCAAATATGTCTGTCAGATATACAGGTGAAGGTGTTTATTCAACTTACGAGGACGGAACACCAGTTTCAATGATATTAGATTTAGAATTCAAAGAGACTCAACCAATTTACGATATTGATTATGATGAAAGACCAGGAGATCAGGCAGTAGGATACTAATGAGTTACTTTAGAGAAATACCAGATTTAAGATATCCATCTTTTTTAAAAGATAAAACATCATCACTTGATTATGTTGAAGTAAAAAATTTATTTCGACGAACAAAGTTGAGAGATGATTTACAAAATAATTTTACTGTATTTGATAAGTATGAAATAATTGAGGGAATGAGACCTGATAATGTTGCACAAGAATTATATGATAGTGATCAATTAGATTGGGTGATATTAATTGTTGCAGGAATTACAAACGTCAGGAATGAATGGCCGTTAAATAATCGTGACTTATATAATTATGCTCTTGATAAGTATGGAGAAAGTTTAAATTCAGTTAAGTTTTTTGAAACTACCGAAGTCAAAGATTCTAGTGGTAGATTAATTCTACCAAAAGGAAAAGTAGTGGATAGTAATTTTACTATTCCTAAACCTGGTGTTCCTACTGCAACATTAAATCCAGTTACAGGTATTAGTAATTTTGAATACGAATCTCGTTTGAATGAAGAAAAACGAACTATATATGTATTAAGAAAAGGATATTTACAAGAGTTTATAAATGATTTTAGACAATTAATGACATATGATGAGTCATCAGAATTTGTTAATTCTAAAATAATAAAAACAGAAAATTCAAATATAACCCTATAAAAAAAGGAGGTCGTTTGACCTCCTGTAGAATTATTCTTCTGCGAGTTTCGCAAAGTACGATAATGCATCATCCTCGTCTTTATCTACCGTTGAGGTAGTTGGAGGTGCGGATACAGCAGCAGTTACTAACTCTTCTGCAGAACCACGATCATTATCTTCCTCATAGACATCTGGGTCTTGAGCAGGTCTCTTGCTTCCAAGAACATATTCTAATCTCTTCTTGAGATCTTCATATGACTTGAACTGATCGGCAGCTACAATCTCTGCGAGAGAGTATTGTTTCTTCCATAGACCTTCAAGTGCATCGTCATCATCAAGTAATGGAGTTACAGCAGCAAACTCAGAACTATCATAGTTTCTGTATCCTGCTACGTT